TCACTCGATGCGGCCGGTCTCGCGGGCCCACGTCTCAATGTCGGAGCGCAGCCAGATCTGACCCATGGCGAGCACGTCATAGGGCCTCGGGAAGCCGTCGGTCTTGGCGAGCTGCTGGACGCGCTGGCGGGTGACGTCGAGTAGGGCAGCGATCTCAGTCGCACCCATGAGGTGTTCTGGCATGCGTCGGACGGTACCTCTTGCCAAACTGCAAGGGCAAGGTCTAGCGTCTTGTCAACATGCAAGCGGCCCCGACCGGTGCTGGAACACCGGCCAGGGCCTAGGAACCGATGCCCCAAGGAGGCACCGAACCATGGCTACATCATCGCAGCCGGCGACCGCGCCGGCATCCGTAATCTCCGCAGACTGCCCCGAGTGGTGCACGCTTCCGCCGGGCCACGACCCCGCCGAGACGCCCAACCGGATCCACTATGCGCCCTCCCCGGCGAGCCTGCACCTGAGCTGGTTCCCCAACGCCGACCGAGCAGGTGGCCTCGACCGGCAGTGGTACGCCGAGGTGATCAGCATGGAGATGTACGAGGACACGCCGAGAGGCCTCGCAGCTGAGCTTCGGCGGAGCGCGGCCGACCTTGTCGCCGCCGCCGAGTGGCTCGAGGCTCGGTCGTGAGGCGGCGCAGCATGGAGCGCCTTCACCTCGGCGACCAGGTCGCCGCGATCCTGCGGGACGCGCCGGCTCCGATGTCGATCGTCGACCTGGGGCACCTCCTCGCCTTCACGTTCGTCGAGGGCTGTCAGTCCGGCTACTACGGGTGCTGCGAGAGCGAGCTCGGCCGCGATCGGATGGACAGCATGGGCGCGATCCACTACGAGTGCCTGGGCGACGGACTCGATTTGTGGACGCGTCGACCCGGGTGTGCGACTGAGACGGTGCGCAGCGAGCTCGACAGGATGCTCCGGGCCGGGATCGTGACGCGCTCCAAGCCCGGACGCCTGGTGCTGTGGGAGTGGGCCGGCGAGAGCGTCGACATGACCGCCTTCGAGCGCACTCTCGGGTGCGCGTAGGTCAGGCTGCGTGCATGAGCGACCGCATCTGGCACACCACGACGACCGCCGCCGCGGTGGCTGACCGCCATCGAGACACGATCCTGAAGGTCGTCGAGTCCGGCGAACTGCACGGCATCCAGCGCAAGCCGAAGGGCCGCTGGCGGATCCACCGCGACTGCCTCGAGGCGTGGATGTTCGGGCGGCTGTGCGAGCACCAGGACAAAGGCTAGTGTCAACGGCATGAGCGACGACACTCCGCAGATGGCAGTGCAGGGCCCCTGCTTGGGCGGGCCGCTGGACGGGGGAAACATCAGCATTGCGGCGCCATACAACGGCGAGCTCGCGCTGAGGGGCGCGACCGTGCTGGTGGCACTTGGAGACGAGGACCATCGCTACGAGCTCCGGCCGACCTCCGAGTATCCATTCCAGGGCTTTGTGTACGCCCAGTAGCTAGCAGCGTCTCCGGTTCCTAACGGGTCCGAGCGTTCGCCCTGCGCTTCTCGTTGCGCTCGCAGCGGCGACACACGGTGTACCCGCTGGGGGTCACTCGCCCGTGCTCGCCAAGGTCGTGGCCGACCGTGCAGTGCTCAGTGTCAGGACGCTTGCGGGTGGTCGTTGCCCGTGCGGTCTCCGGGGCATACCAGAGGGGGAGGATCTTGGCCCTGGCCTTGGCGACTCGCTTGCCGAAGGCCCGAGATGTGACGCCCAGAGCTCGTGCGGCGGCGACGCTCGAGCCGTGAGCCGCGAGGGCCGCGACCGCTTCGTACTCGAGGGGCGTGAGGCTACTGAGCACCGCGGGGAGCGACAGGCGCTCGGCGATGCCGTCGGTGAAGTCCTCGTTCGATCGGATGTTCACCCAGTAGCGCTCAAAGGCCGGCATCGCCCGGCGCTCGCGAGGGTCGCGGCCGTTGAATCGCCACGTATCCTGCACGGCTCGATGGACGGCGTCGGCGCCGGCGCGAGCGAGGTCGTACTCCTCGGGCCGGTCCGCCGAGGAGTAGATCAGCTCGACGATGCGGAACCACGCAGTCTCGTGCCGCTCAGAGTGCGTCAGTGCGCTGCTCGGACGCGCGAGGAAGAGCGAGCGACGGGTCAGCTTCTCGACGTCGGCCATGGTGAAGCCGTGGGCGAGGGTGGCGGTCTCGGCGATCAGGCTCATGTCAGTCTCCTAGGAACTGGATCTCGATGCGGGTGTTGCCGTAGCCGGAGGTGCCGCCGAGGAGGTTGACGGTGGCGCCGGCGTAGGCCTCGAGCGCGAGGGTGGCGCCGGCGGCGAGGCGCTTGGTGTGGTCGACCTCGACGGAGGCGAACGCGCTGGTGCCGTAGCCGGGGCTGGTCTGGTACGGCATCGGCGTGCCGCCGATGTTGAGCCGCCCGCCCCGGACGGTGCCGGCGGTGCCAGTGGCGTCGTAGACCAAAGTCGCCTTGATCCGGTAGCGACCGGGACGGGCGACGGTGATGGTGGAGCCGCTGACGGCGATCTGGCTGGACTCGATGACCGTCCAGGAGTTGAGGGCTACCCACGTGGCGCTGACAGAAGCGGTGGCGGGTGTGTAGACGGCTTCGAGGAACGGCGGGCCGGCGGGGTCGCCGGTCTGCACGGGCGGGAGGAGCTGGGGTGCGGCGACGGCGGTGGGGTTGGCGTAGTCGACGCTGACGATCCACCGGTCGGGCTCGATGGTGTGCCGGACGGTGGTGACGCGCGCCTTGGCGTTGATGCCCTTCGCGGTGTTCACGACCTTGTGCAGGTCGTAGAGGTCGACGAACGCCTTGGCGGTGACGTCGGCTGTGGTCTTCATGGCGACGAACCGGACGCCGTCGGGGCGGATGGCCGGTTGGGCGTTGCGTGCGAACACGTCTGCGGCGTGGGCGGCCGCGTCGGCGTTGCTGCCGTGGATGGTGAACGTCTTGTGGTGACGACCCCATTGGGCGATCGAGGCGGCGTCCTCGTAGCCGGTGAGGTGGTATTCGTCGGTGGTACCGGTGAACGTGTTGTTGACGAGCCACTTGTAGTCGATCGAGTTGATGCACGCGTCCATGTCGAACCCGAGATCGATGTCGGCGTAGGCAGACTCGTCGACGAGCATCAGGGGTGACGCGGCGCGGAGGGACACGTTGTCGACGTAGTGCTGTTCGTTGGCCGCCATCTTCACCGCGCCCTCGGTGATGACGGCGACGGTCATCACGGCGGCGACGGCGCCGGCCGGAGCTACGACCGGGCGCTCGATCGTCTTCCACGTGTTCACCGTCGAGGGCGTGCCGATGTTCCAGTCGTCGCCCGAGGTGCCGATGTAGGTGTTGGCGGCGTTGTACCAGTCGACGTACACGGGCGCCTTGCGTGACGTCACGGGTGAGTAGAGGTCGGCCTTCGCTAGGTAGGGCACGCCCGCCTGGACGGGAATCTTGGACGCGAGGGTGCCGGTGGCGTCCTGGCTCTCGATGCGCATGTTCGTGGTGAGCGCGTTGGCGTTGGCCCGCATCTGGAGGGAGTAGTTGCCGACGGACGCGGCGAGGTTGCTCCAGGTGAAGGTGGCGGCCGCGCCGACCCACTGGGTGCGCCACCCGGCGATGTTGGTCTCGAACGACGAGTTGGGGACGAGCTGGACGTCGGGGTCGCCGAGGCTGGAGAACGCGTTGAGGACGCCCTTGCGGTCGACCCAGGCGTAGCCGCGGGCAGTGTCGCGAGTGAGGGACACCTGATCGATGGCGGTCGCGTTGTCGTTGGTGGAGGCGAGGGTGGCCGTGGCGACCTGGTTGGTGTTGCCGTCGGCGTTCCACGGCACGCCGGCGCCCTCAAGCACGAACGGGAGGTCGCGGATGGTGCCGACGCCTTCGGGTCGTGCTGCCTGGGCCATGTTCTTGGTGACGTCGACCGCGGAGAGGCTGATCCGGGCGTGCTTGGGGTCGGCGGGGCGCTTGCGCTTCAGGTCATAGGTGACGTCTGCCGTGAGGAGCTCACCGGGAAACAGCGACTCCCACACGCCGGTGGTGGAGTTGAGGGCCGTGACGCGCACTCGTCGGCCGGGACGCAGCAGGGACGCGGTGGCGGGGTCGATGCTCGAGTCGAGCACGACGGCCTCGAGCGTGCCGAGGTCGAGGGCCGCACGCTCGATCTCGATCTCGTGAGTGGGGCCGAGGATGTTGGTCCAGTAGCCATCGGCGGAGACGCTGGCCCAGGTGATCGTGTTGGCCTCGGTACTGGTGGCCGCGCTGACGAGGGTGACGTCGCGCAGCCCCATCTCGGCTCCGCCCCCGGTGTAGGGGTAGGTGCCCGCGGCGCCTCCGACCTCGAAGACGAGGGCCGCGTAGGCGGTGCCGGCGGGCGCCTGGCGCGCCGAGCTGATCGCCGTGGCGTTGGAGTTGGTGTAGGCGCCAAGGAGGTCCGAGGAGATGAAGGTCCGCGAGGCGTTGTACCAGTAGATCGAGGCGCGGTGGTAGCCGTAGGGCGAGGTGCCGATGTACCAGCGTGCGCGTGCCCAGCGGCCGGCGGTGAAGGGCTGGGGTTCGGTGTAGAAGTAGTTGGACGCCGGGCTGATGGTGGTGCCGGTGATGTACTTCAGGCCGGGTGCGTTGCCGGTGGCGGCGTCGTTGGCGGCGACCAGGACGGAGTGCGCGACGGGGGTGACCCACCCCCATCCGCCGAGCTGGCCGGACGGGTTGGGGATGAGGTTGCGGTACTCCCCGGCCCCGGGGTCGCGTTCGACCTCGAGGCGGAGCACGTCGACGGTCTTGAAGACCTGGGGCGTGCTCACGCGGTCCGCCTGCCACCCGTGCCGACGAACGCGTCCTGAGCGGCGGTGAGGCGGCGGCCAAGCATGAGGTCGGTGAGCTGCTGGGCGGTCAGCTCGAGGGTGATGTGCATCGATTGGCCCATGCCGCCGAGGCGGTCGAGCGGGATGACGGCCTCGGGGCCCGCCTCACCGACGACGGCGAGGGTGGCGCGGGTGACGATGCCGCCGTCGGCGAGATAGGGAATGTTGGGCGTGCTGATGGTGAAGGAGTCGGGCAGGCCGGGGATCTTGTCCGGGATGTCGACGGAGAACGAGAGGTTGTTCCACCAGCCGATCATCTTGTTGATGACGCCCTTGAAGGACTCTCCGATGCCGTTCCACATGCCGGAGGCGGCGGAGGTGATCTTGGAGCCGAGGCCGGTGATGGTCTCGACCATGCCGTGCAGCTTGCCGAGCACGCCCCCGCCGTTGGCGGAGTAGGAGCCGACGACCTCGCCGACCTTCTCGCGGATGGCGCCCCACTTCTCGTTCAGGGTGGTGATGGCGTTCTTGATCGCGGGGCCGGCGGTGTCGGTGAACCAGGTGACGACGTTGCCGATGACCGCCTTCGCTCTCGACCAGACGGCGTCGACGATCTCGCGGAACGTCTCGTTCTTCTTGTAGAGCAGCACCAGGCCGGTGGCGAGCAGGGCGGCTCCGGCGATGATGAGGCCAATGGGTCCGAGGGCGAACCGGACGGCGACGCCGAGGGCTCGCTTGGCCGCTGCGAGGCCGTTGGTGGCGACGGTGGCGGCCTTCTGGAGGCCGGGGATCTTCTCGGTGGCGAGGTTCATCAGGTCAGCGGCACCGGTCGCGCCCATGATGGACGCCTCGACGACCGCGAGGGACTGGGCCGTGCCCTCGCTGATGAGCCCGGTGGCCTCGAGCGCGCCGGCGACGTCGCCGAGACCTCCAGCGGCCTGCGAGGTGGCAGAGGCGGTGGCGTCGGCTGCGGAGGCGGTGGAGGAGAACGCGGCGTCGATGCGGTCGCCTGAGCTCTTGGCCTGGGTGGCGGCGGAGTCCATGGCGGTCTCGGCCTGGGCGAGGCTGGAGCGCAGGTCGGCGGTGTCTGCGAGGAACGCGATCTTCACCGGTCGTGCTGCCACAGTCCTACCTGCCCTTCATCTCGTGTTGAATCCGTTCCGATGCCGGTCGGAACGCCTGCCGCTCGGCCCTGCTCATCGCCTTCCACTCCGATGGCTGCACACCGGTCGCGAGGACGAAGTGCGCCATCTCCTCGTGGGTCAGGCGGAGGGCTCTTTTCCCGCCTCGTCCTCGGTCTCGTCCTCGGTGAAGTAGTTCTGGGTGGCCGAGATGGTGAGGGCCATGGCGGACTGGTAGGCGTCCTTGTCGTTCTGGCCGCCGCGGCGGAAGTCGACGAACGCCAGGGCGCGCAGGAATGCGAACGGGTCGGCGTGGAGGTTGGTGATCTTGTCGCCGAAGTGCGCGGCGATCGCGATCTCGTCGAAGCCGGTGAGGCTCTCGAACATGTCGTTGGGGGTCTGGGTGCTCATGCGAGTCCGTTCCTGGTGGCGATGTCGGCCCAGCCCTGCTCGAGGATCTGGGGCGCCCGGTCGTCCATGACCGCGTCGGTGCGCTCGACGAACTTGGCGGGCTTGATGTTGCGCCGCGCCCACCCGTACTGGATGGGGCCGGCGTAGGGAACACGGGCCTTGCCGGCCGTGACGATGGCTCGGCCCTTGGCGCGGTTGCCTCGGACGGAGGCGCGCAGGTTGCCGGTGCGTCCGACGGGGACGTAGCCCTGCATGACGTCGGCGGCTTCGGCCGCCACGGCGGCCATGGCGTCCTTGAGCTCTTCGACGTCGATACCGGCCTTCTCCAGGGCGCGAGTCGTCTCGCGCAGGCCCTCGACGTAGACGCCCATCAGACGACCTCGTGCTTCTTCCCGTCGATGACGTGGGCGCCGGGGACGTCGAAGACGTAGAGGCCGCCGGAGACGGTCACTCGCGAGCCGTCCGGGCGCTCCACCTCAGTGCGCTCGGGAACCTCGACGTCCTGGCCGACCTCACGCTTCGGGGCGGTCATCAGAACGTCCCCGAGGTGGACTCGGTGGGCTTGGCAGCGAAGACCCAGCGGCACTCGAAGGTCTGCTTGGCCGTGGTCGACGGGTTGGCTGCTCCGCCGATGATGTCGCCGTCCGGCATGATCACGGTGACGTTGCCGGAGTAGTGCGGCTCGGTGGCGGTCGCGGTGGCGTTGCCGTAGGGGTTGACCTTGACGGCGACGCTGGTGCCGGGGTTGTCCCACAGGTAGCGCCACAGAGAGCCGGTGGCCATGTCCTGGGCCGCCTTGAAGCGCAGGTACCACTCGCGGGCGCCGCCGGCCGCGGCATCTGCGTAGGACGTGAAGTCCGAGTCGGCCGGGTCGGACCCGACCGCGGCCTCGCTGACGGTGGAGGTGTACTCGGTCGTCCCCACCTTGATCTTCAGGAACCGTGTCCCGAGTGCTGCCATGGTGCTTCTCCTGTCTGGGTCAGACGCCTCGGGCGCCTTCGATGATGAGTCCGTTGGTGGAGCCGCCCTCGAGCACGAGGTCCGCGGGGGTGGCGGTGGTGACGTAGAGCTCGTCGGCGAGTGCGACCAGCAGGTCGCGCAGGTGGGTCGCGATCCACTGTTCGGCGGCCTTCACGTCCTGCGGGAGCGCAACCCAGACCTGCCAGGTGTCGATCCACCCGAGGCCGCTGTCGTCGCGGTTGAGACCGTTCCACTTCACGAAGCCGGTGAAGGGCTGCAGGCTCTGGCGGTACTCGGCGGCGATGTCGAGCCCGACGACGGTCGAGGCGGCGGCCGCGATGTCCGCGCGGGCGGCCATCAGGCCACCGGACGCTTCCGCATGGGCAGCTCGAGGCGGCGCACCTCGGCGTCCGTGCCGCCGACGGTGTTGCTGACGCCCGTGGTGTCGGACAGCTCCACCTTGAAGCCGAGGGCCAGCGGACGGACCGCGAGGTTGTGCGCCACGCGGCGGCACAGCGCCTCGACGAGGTCGGCAGGCCAAGCGGCGTCGTCGGCTGGGACATTGACGACGCGCGCCTGGGCGGCCTTCTCCGCGGCGAGCACCTCCAGGATGACGGCCGCATCGGGAACCGGCAGTCCGGCTGAGGCGAGGTAGTCCGCCACGTCGTCCAGGCTCGGTGAAAGCATGACGGCCTCCCTTCGTCAGCTCTTGCGGGACGTGCGAGGGCGCTTGGGCTGCGGGTCGAGGTCCTCGCCCGCTGCGATGCGGCGGGCGATCTCGACGCGCTCCGCGTAGGACATCGGCCGGGCGCCCTCGGTGCCGCGGGGGCGGACGTTCCCGCGCTCGTCATAGACGGGCGGGTCGGGCTCCTTGTCCGCGGTCTCGGCCAGCTCGGCGTCGGTCTTCGGCTGCTCGATCTCGGCGCCGGCGAGCTCGGCGTCGGACTTGACCTTGCGGCGAGCCATCAGGCGTCCGCGGTGTCGTAGTCGATGGGCTTGACGTCGGAGTCGCGCAGGATCGCGGTGCCGACGTAGCCCCAGATCGCCATGTCGATGGACTTGACCTGGTACTCGAAGGTGAAGCGCTTCGGGGTCGAGGTCCAGCACCACACCGAGGACGGCACGAAGTTGAAGCTCATCGTGTTGGTGCCCTGTGCGAGGGCCCACGCCGCGCGCACGGTCTGGTTGCCCAGCTGGATCCGGTCGAAGGTGCCGTCGACCGTGCCCTGCGCGTTGGCGGGGCCGAGCACCGGCAGGAGGTTGCGGCCGGCGCTGTCCTTCGCGGCGACCAGCGCCGGGAAGAGCTTGGCGTCCGCGGCCATCGCGGTGAAGCGGTTGCCGCCGCGGACGAACTGCAGTCCGGCGAAGTAGTTGGTCAGGGACGCGACCAGCGGGGCGTCGACGGCGCCGGCGAGGTTGAGCTCGGCCGTCGCGGTGGTCTTGAGACGCGCAGCGATCTTGGCCTCGACCGCCTCGTAGTAGGCGTTGAGCATCTCGCCCCAGATGATCCCGTCGGCCTGCGGGCTGCCGCCCTGGTCCCAGACCTCGCGGTTGATCTCGATCTTGCCCGAGACCGGGGCCGGCGAGATCGTCTGGTTGGTGGCCGCGAACGAGCCCGGCGTGGGCTCGACTCCCTCGGCGTGGTCGCCGACCAGGCCGGCTGCCGAGGAGAACCGGGGCACCGTGAAGGGCGTCTTGTCGTCGATCGAGCCCTTGCTCACCAGGTCGTAGAGCGGCCGGGTGTAGGACAGGTTCGGCACGTAGAGCTCGGGCCGGTTCTGGGTGGGGTTGAGGGTGGCGACGTTGCCGGTGGTGACCGCGAAGGCCTCGTCCATGAACGTCTCGATGCGCTGGCGCGCCTCGGAGTCGCCGGAGGTGTAGGCGTCCTTGATGTCCTGGGTGAAGGAGTGGGAACCCGCGACGCCGTCGAAGCGGTAGGGCAGCTCCTCGGTGACCTGGCCGGTGCCGCCCGCGGTGGCCGAGACGGTCTCGCGCTGGGGGAACTGCAGTCCCTCGAAGCCCTTGGTGATGGCGTCGCTGATCGCAGAGAAGTCCGTGGCCACCTCGGTGGTGGTCTCGGCCTCCGCCGTGGTGGTGTCAGACACGGTGCTTCCTCCTGGGTTGATGGCGTCGAAGCTGACGCTCTGGACTCGCGCCCCACCGAAGACCGGTGCGGGCGTGAGGCTGATCTCGTGGATGGGGATGTCGACGGCGTGGTAGACGCCGCCCTTGAGCTGGTACTTGGCGCCCTCGCTGGGGCCGATGGAGAAGCCGTCCCACACGCCGCTGTCGGCCTGCGCGAGTGCGCGGTCGCCCTCGGGGGTCTTCGCGGCCTTGATGGCGACGTCGAGGCCCTCGTCGGTGTCGTCCCACTCGGTGACGACGCCGTAGGCGTGGGCCTGGTCGTGCAGGGCCCAGCCCTTGACCTTCATGCCGTCCTTGGCGCGGATGGTGCCCTTGGAGAACTGGAACTGCCGCCCGTTCTTGGTGCCGACGACGCCGTAGGGGATGGCGCGGCCGCGGATGATCCGCTGCTCGGTGTCGACGGAGAAGACGGTGCCGGCGGGGATGACGTCGAAGGTCATGGTCTCGGTCACGATGCGGCCTCCTGGGGAGCGGGGAGTGCGCGGACGGCTGCCGGCCGCGGGAGCTCGACGGCGGGCTTGTCCTCGGCCTCGCGGATCTCGGGGCCGGTGTAGGCGCCGACGCGCAGGCCGATCTCGTAGGTCTCCATGCGGGTCTTGGTGTCCGAGCGCAGGAAGGCGTCGAGGTTGTGCTTGGCGTAGTGCCCGCGGGGCGTGACGTCGTTCATCGACAGGCGGCCCTCGATGGCGATCAGGTAGCCACCGAGCGTGAAGTCGACGAGCTCCTTGCGCTTGTGCTCGGCGTTGAAGTAGGTCCGCGAGGTTGTGGAGACGTTCAGCGCTTCGGAGTCGACGCCTGCGACGTTGGCGATCTGCACGACGGCGTGCTGGCGGGCGTCGGCCATCTGCAGCTGCTCGGGCGACCAGCCGTCGCGCTTGTAGCGCACACCCCAGGGCACGAAGCCGGTCGTGTTGGCGCGCCGCGCCTCGGCCCAGTCGTTGACGAGCTGGGTGGGGTCGTCGACCGGGTCGTCGGACTCGAACCAGTCGATGGGCGGAGTGCCGTCGGCGTACTTGCCGGCTGCGACGTCGAGTCGCAGGCAGGTGCGGATCGCGCGGGCGCCGGCGACGAGGAGCGGGTCGTTGGGGGAATCGAAGCGGATGAGCTCGGAGTCCGGGACATGCTTGCCGTTGACGTAGACCTTGCCCTGTTCCTCATCGACGCTGACCTCGCGCGGCTTGAGCACCTTGACGAAGGTCGGGTAGCCCTGCCAGCCCGTCTCGACGATTCGCCACCAGGCGATGCCCTCGAAGAGGAGGTCCTCGACGGTCTGGGTCATCGTCACCGAGCGGGGGCGGTGCTTCTCGGGCTGGTCGAAGAGGCTGCTGACGACTTGCTCGCGCTGTGCGTTGTAGCAGTCGAGCGGCAGGCCGCCGATCGTCCCGGCGATGAGGTCCCGCACGCGCTTGACCGCCGGCACCTGGATGGCGCTGCGGCGGTCGATGCGGGGAGCGGGGGCGGTCGGGCTCTCGTAGGAGGCGATGCCGAACACCGCCGGGTCGATCGACGAGGCATCGACGGCGAAGGCTTCGGGGACGGGCTCAGACTCGACGGCCTGGGCGAGCGCCAGACCGTCGAGTCCCAGAGCACGCGACCAGAACCCCATGCGGAAATCGTTCCGCCTTCGGGACTGGTTGTCGTTACCAGTTTGGGTCCATGCCTACGCGCTGGACGGGAGCACCATGCGACTGCTGGCGCCAGCGCGGCGACGAGCCTCAGAGGTCGCCCACGCCACTGCCTTGACGGCGTCGGCGCGGGTGTTGGAGACGAGCCTGGGCCCGTCGGCGCCCGGCATCGTGCGCACTTCGAGCACCTGGCCGGTGAGGTGCTCGCCGCCGTCGTGCTGGATCGCGCCCTCGGAGAGCAGCCGGTCGAGGTCCTGCACGGCCGCGCCCACCCGGGCCTTCATCGCCTTCTTGCGCGTGGTGCGGAACGCAGGGTCGTCGGCCAGCGACGCCCCGAGGAGCAGCGGCCCTCGGTAGCCGGTCGCCCGGGCGAGCTCGAGCGCGGCCGCGGCGTCCTCGACGTCGATGGCACGCACGAGCGCGGGTCCCTCCTTGGTGGTGGCCCAAGCGATCGCGACCGAGATGCCCTCGGCGAACCAAGACTCGGCCGCGACGGCGGTCGGCACGGTGTCCGGCATCGCGGCGGTGCGTGCCGCCCAGGCGTCGGGCTCGACGAGCGCCGTGCCGCGCAGGCGCTTGGTGTGACGGAGCTTCCACATGTTGAGGTACTGCGCCTTGAACGCCTCGATGGGGTCCGGGTCGTCGGCCTCCGGGTCGGTCTCGCCGGCCAGCGCCTTCTCGTACTTGCTCTCCATCATCTTCTCGCGGTCGGCCGACCAGTGCGGCGAGGCGGCCCGCCAGACGGCGCGGTCGCTGAGGTCGGCCCCGACGGGTGCGCCCCAGACGAGCAGCAGCGTCTCGCCGTCGTCGACCGCGAGGGTGTCGATGATGCGCCCGCGCATCAGGCTGGTCGCGCGCCGGTGCGCCGTCGACGTCAGCAGCAGCTGCGGGGACTCCCGCTCCAGCATCGTCGGCTCGAGGTCGTCGTCGATGCTGGCCGGCGGGACGTCCCACGACTCGTCGACCAGCGCGAGGCACGCGTCGTAGCCGGTCGTGGAGTCCTTCGAGCGGGCGACCCAGCGGTTGACCTCGCGGTAGGCCACCTGCGGCTCGGTCATCCCCTTCTTGCTCGACCAGTCGTCGCGCGCCTCGGCCCACGGCCACGCCTTGCGCATCACCTCGCGCACGATCGCCAGGTCCTTGCCGGTGTGGAGCACGAGCTGCTCGTCCTCGAAGAGCTCCGGGCCCTTCGCCAGGCGCCACAGCGCCATGCCGCGCAGCCGCACCGACTTCCCGATGCGTCGCGGGCCCGACTCGAGGATCACCCGGTACGGGAGCGTGCCGTCCTCACGGTGCTGCAGCTGCAGGACGATCGCGAGCTTCTGCCACCAGCGAAACCGCAGCGGTCGACCGCGCTCGCGGAGGTTGGACTCCATCCACTCGATGGCCTCGGGCCCGTAGGAGCCCACCGACTCGGCGTGGACCGGCGAGACCCACAGCGGCGGGGACGCATCCCCAGGCACGACGAGGTACGGCTTGAGCCACTCGGGCGCTGCTTGGCACAGATCTGCCCACGAGAGGCCCTCACGGATGACGAGGGGCTCGTCTTGGCCTCCGTGTGTGTGTGCGGGAAGGAGCGGGGGCTTCTGGGCGTCCGTCTCGTGGGGAAAAACGGCTTCGATCTCCGCGTCGCTGAGTCCCGCGGCTCGGAGTGCGTCGACCTTCGCCTTCTCGATGACGGCGGCCTGTGCGGTCTTGCGTGAGCAGGCGTCGTGCTCGTGTCGCCAGTTGCTGGGCTCGAGCATCAGCTCGGGGTAGGCAGCCCGGGACCGGATGTGGCCGACGATCCACGTGGACGGGTCGGCGTCGGCCGCGATGGTGACGCCGCATCGACCGCACGGTGCCGGCAGCTTGGTGGCCATGTGGGCGCGAGCGTTGGTGACCACGCGGCCCGACCACTCACGAGGCATCGCGCACCTGCCCCAGTCCACGGGCGAGGGCGGCATCGGGGGACAGTCGGCGGGGGATGAGCCAGCGGGCGTGGCTATCGGGGGTGAGCAGGCTCATGCGTCGTGCACGGTCCAAGCTGCGACTGAGGGTGCGCTGGTCGAGGCCGGTGGCCTCACGCAGCTGGCCGCCGCTGAGGTGTTGGTCCTCGTGATCGACGGCGTAGAGCCAGACGCGGAACCAACCGGGGAACCGGGGGTGGTCGTAGGGCTCGGCCATCACGCGCTCCTGTGGTTGAGGTAGATGGATGCGAGGGGTGTAGGTAGGTGGGTCTTCTTAGGGTCAGGTCCGTTTCGAGTACCTCTGGCGGTCTTCTCGCGTACCTCTGGCGGTCTTGAAACGGACCTCTGGGAGCGCCAGATGTCCACGAGGCGGACCTCTGCAATCACGACGCCGCCTCCTCGCAGAAGTACGTCTCGCGTACCTCTGGGTTGGCCGGGAAGGTGAGCCGGTAGCGAGGCGCGCGGTGCTGTCGTCGGGGCTCGACCTGCTCGAGCCAGCCGCCGGCGACGAGGCCTTTGACGGCGTTGTTGAGTCCCGTCTTCGACCGGATCTTGGTGCGCTCCGAGAGCTCGGCCCAGGTCACCCACGCGATGTCCTCGGCCGCGCGCTCCTGCGTTCTGGGGTCGGTGGCGCCGGCGTACTTCGCGTACACCAGCGCGACGAGCAGCTCGTTGGGCTTGAGCGCGTTCTGGGCCCACAAGGCGTCGGTGTAGCGCGTGCGAAACTTCGACCCGGCCGCCTCAGTCACCGGCGACGGCGCGGGCGCCGTGGAGCTCGACCTGGTCCTTGAGCCAGGCGATGCCGATGTGCAGGCCGCGCTCGTACTCGTCGCAGACCCAGCCCTCGCCCGCGGGGTAGTGGCTGGCCGAGCAGTGGTCCTCGCTCGACTCGTGCGACAGACCGATGAGCTTGACCTCGGTGCCGATGACGCCGTCGAAGGTCGTGGTGCCGTGATTCTGGATGAACTCGCCCAGCTCGGTCAGCTCGTTGACGGAGTCGGGGGTCTTTGGGGTCTCGGTGGTGGTGCTCTGGTCGGACATGGGGTCTCCTACTTGCTCGCGGTGGTGGTCTTGCGGGCAGCCATGCCCTTGCCGTTGAGGACGAGGAAGAGCGCCCACTGGCGCTCCTGCTCGGTCACTCGCCGACCGCCTTGGCGAACTGGGCCTCGACCCACGCCTCGACATCGGACTTGCGGTAGACGATGCGCCGGCCGAGCTTGGCCGAGCGCGGGCCGATCTTCTTGCTGCGCATGTACCGCAGCGTCCCCTCGGGGACGCCTGTCATCTCAGACACTGCTTCGATTCGGAGGATGGGATCTGCAGCTTCCATGGCTGTCGTTCTCCTGGCGCATAGGCGTGGCTTGCTTCCTGCGCTTACCAAGTTAATCGCCGCCGGGACTGTTGGCAAGCACCTGACGCATGTAGTGTCTGTGCGCGTGGAGAATGAAGAGTTGACTGCCGAGCAGATCGCTGGCCGAGAGGTCGCTCGACTGCGGGGCGACGTGGGCATGACGCAGGCAGATCTCGCGCGGCGCCTCAGTGCGCGTGGCGTCGAGATGCACCAGACCACCGTGGCGAAGCTCGAGGCGGGCCGTCGGCCGATCCGACTCAACGAGCTCGTGGTGCTCGCTCAGATCCTCGGCGTATCACTGGAGTCGCTCCTCCCCAAGAGCGGCGCTCCCAGCCCGCTGGAAGCCGCGCGCGCCGAAGCCAGGGAGAAGGCACGACGGGTCGAGGTTTTGACGACTCACCTCAACTCGGCTCGCGCTGTCGCCGCTGCCACCGAACAGCAACTTGCCCAAGCCGAGGCCGAGTTTTCTGACGCTCTGCACCGCCTGGAGGCCGAGAGCGCCCGTCACAAGACGGAGATCGCCGGACACGAGACGGGTGCTCATGGCTAGCATCAAGAAGCGCCCGAATGGCAAGTACCGCGCGCGCTACCGCGACCCCGCCGGGCGGGAGCGCGCCAAGCACTTCGACCGGAAGGCCGACGCGCAGGCGTGGCTCGACGCCGAGACGGCCGGGATGGTTCGCGGCGACTGGATTGACCCCCGCCACGGCAAGCTGACGTTTGCGGAGTGGTTCGCCGACTGGTCGGCCAGACAGGTATGGGCGGACGGCACGCTCGAGGCCGCCCAGCAGGCCGCCGCATCCGTTCCGTTTGGATCGCTGCCCATGCGTCAGATCCTGCGTTCGCACGCCGAGGCGTGGGTCAAGTCGATGGCCGACACTCTGGCTCCCAGCACGACGAAGATGCGTTACAACTACGTGCACATGGCGTTCCGCGCGGCCGTGCGGGACAAGGTCATCCGAGAGGCGCCCACCGACGGCGTAAGGCTGCCCAAGGCGCCGCGCGCTGAGGTGGCGATGGTGATCCCGACCCCACAGCAGGTCGCGCTCGCCCGCGAGTCGTCGCACGATCCGACCTTTGTCGGCTTCGTCGCGGTGTGCGCCTATGCCGGGCTGCGCCTGGGGGAGGCGGCCGGCCTACAGGTCGGCGACGTCGACTACCTGCGCAGGGAGATCCGCGTGCGGCGTCAAGTGCAGGGCAAGACGCGAACCGACACCAAGATCGTGCCTCCCAAGGCTGGGTCCGCCCGGACGGTCTACATCACCGACGAGCTCGTGCAGGTTTTGTCCGTCCAGGCGTCCTACGCGTGGGGCGAGGAGTGCTGGCTGTTCGGCGTCGGCACGCTTCTCAACCGCAACTCCGCGGGCAACCTCTGGCGCGGCGTGCGCAGCAAGGTCGGTATGGACGAGTTCACCCTGCACGACCTGCGCCACTTCTACGCCTCCGGCTTGATCGCCGACGGCTGCGACGTGGTGACGGTCCAGCACGCACTCGGGCACTCGTCGCCGACGATCACCCTCAACACGTACTCGCACCTGTGGCCCAAGGCTGAGGACCGCACGAGGGCCGCAGCGGCATCTCTCTGGGTTTCCGCGGACCCTGTGCGGACTCAGGGCATTCTCGACCCCGCTGACCTGCAGTCTCAGCGGTAGTTGGTGAACTGCACCGCGAAGTCGTAGTCCTGCGACTTCACCAGCTGCTGGACGGCCTGCAGGTCGTCGCGCTTCTTCGACGACACCCGCAGCTCCTCGCCCTGCACCTGCGCCTTGACGCCCTTGGGGCCCTCGTCGCGGATCAGCTTGGAGATCTTCTTGGCGTCCTCGGAGGTGATGCCCTCCTTGAGCGTGATGTCGATCTTGGAGACCTGCCCGGACTGGCGCGGGTCGGAGGCGTCGAGGATCTTCAGGCTCTGGTTGCGCTTGATCAGCTTGTCCTGGAAGACGCTGAGCACCGCGCTGGCGCGGTCGTCGGCGGACGCGGTGATCTCGATCGCCTTCTCGCCCTTCCACTCGATGCTGGCCCCGGTGCCCTTGAAGTCGAAGCGGGTCGCGATCTCGCGGGCGGCCTGGCTCAGGGCGTTGTCGACCTCCTGGCGGTCCAGCTTGCTCACGATGTCGAAGCTCGAGTCAGCCAT